ATGAGAACAAAATTAAAGAGCCAGGTCTTATAATTTGTTTATCCTCACTTAAATACCAGTGGGCTAATCAGATTGAGAAATTTACAGATGGCACTTCAAACGCTTTGGTCATTGATGGAACGAGAGCCAAAAGGACTGAGCAGTACAACAAAGCCTACGATTGGCGAAATTCTGGCGTGGATTACATTATCCTCAATTACGAACAAGTCGTTAACGACTGGGAACAAATCAAAGAACTTCCAAGAGGATTTGTAGTATTAGACGAAGCGACAGCTATAAAGTCTTTTAGGTCTAAACGTTCCAAAACTGTTAAAAAACTAACCAACACCCCATTTAGATTTGCTCTTACAGGCACCCCCATTGAAAACGGCAAACCCGAAGAGCTTTACAGCATTATGCAATTTGTAGACCCTGTGGTTTTAGGTCGGTTTGATATTTTTGATTCCGCGTTTATTGTGCGTAATTCTTGGGGCGGCGTTCAGCATTACCGCAATTTAGCAACTCTTCATACAAAAATGAAAGAAGCATCTGTCCGCAAAGCGCAGAAAGATGAAGATGTTGCCCCTTATCTACCTGACTCTATTCACAAAGACCCTATTGAAATTTATTTTGACCGTAGTAGCGCCAAAGTATATCAACGTATTGTAAATGACCTTTTAGCAGATTTAGAAGAAGCTCAAGATTTATTTGGTTCTAATTTTAATATTCTTGCTCATTACGGCGTAGAGTCTTCACGCGGTGGGCCAGAAGATGAAATGCGTGGAAAGATTATGTCTAAAATTGGGTGTCTTAAGATGTTATGCTCACACCCCGATTTAATTCGTACTAGTGCGGATAAATTTAAACTATTAAATGGAGAGGGTTCTGCTTATGCTTGCGAGCTTGTTGATACTGGCGCTTTTGATGGGGTTCACACTTCACCTAAATTGGACTGTCTTGTGCAATATGTACAAAATTTTCTTGAACAAAACGAAGAAAACAAAGTAGTTATATTTGCAACTTATGTGGACATGTTAGACAAAATTGCTGAGGTATTAGGGCCCGAACAATGCCGTTTGTATTCAGGAAGAATAGACGCTAAAACTAAAGAGGAGAATAAAATTGCATTCAATACTGATGTTTCTGTTAGGGTTCTTATCAGCTCTGATGCTGGGGGCTACGGTGTGGACTTACCAGCAGCTAACCTTTTGGTTAACTATGACCTACCTTGGTCCTCGGGCACTGCCACACAAAGAAATGGAAGAATAAAAAGAGCCTCATCTACTTGGAAAACCATTGTTATTCAAGACATTATCATGGGCAACTCTATTGAGCAGAGGCAATGGGAGTCTCTTCAACAGAAAAATGCCCTTGCTAGTGCGGTTATTGATGGAGAGGGTATCAACGAACAAGGCGGTATATCCATGAATGTGGGCAGTTTAAGGCAGTTCTTGGCTAACGCTATAGTTTAAACTTGTTGAATGCCTAACGCACCTAAAACACCTACTAGGACTATCCGCGTCCCCGATGACCTGTGGAAAGCCGTCCAAAAGAAAGCCGCCTTAGAAAGCGTTACAGTTACAAGCGTAATTATTGACGCGCTGGAAAAGTATCTAAAAGTTGACAAGTAAGGCTTAGCCTACTAATTTGGTGCTCCTAACCAGGGGAGCATTACATGGATTTAAATGAAATAAAAAGTAATGTAAGACAATACTTACGTCTTAAAGACGAAGTTGGCGTTTTAACTACGCGACAGACTGAATTAAAAAAACGTCTTTTATCTTCGTTAGACGAAGTAGAGCCTGATGATAGAGGCCATCGTATTTTAAATGTAACAGATGATTTAGTTGGAGAAGTCCGACTAACAAAACAGCGCAGAGTTTCTAAAACATTAGACATGAATGTTGCTGAAGAAATTCTTAAAAATAAAAAAATCTATGACCAATGCATTAAGATGGTACCTGTTCTTGATGAAGGCGCAATTATGTCAGCTTTTTATGAAGGACATTTAACAGAAAACGACATTGATACTATGTTTGCCGCAAAAGAGTCTTACGCATTTTTAGTGGACAACGCTTAATGGGTCAGCCGATTTGGATTACTGCTTCCGATAGTAATAAAGAGCAAAGAGTAATGGATAAACTTTGCTCACTTTATGGTTGGCAAGCTTGGTCTACTCCTCGTTACTATTTTGTTGATTACCTTGTAAATAGTCTTCAAGACCCTAAGAAACCAGATGGGTTTGCAAATTATATTGGTGGTATGGAAATTAAATGGATGAACGGCCCTTCAACTATGGAAGTAAAGTTTCCATTTCAAAAGTTACAAAAAATGTGGTTAACAGAACCTATTGATGATAACCCCGCTGCTTATAACCGTATTTGTATAAGATATACAGATTCTTTGCTAGTTATACCAGCTCAATCACTTCGTACTTTTGTGCCCGAATATGGCCTTACTCGCGCTGATACAAATGAATACGATTTTAATGTGCACTTTACTGCTTCAGAAGATTTCCCTAATAAACTCATGAAGATAGTTGTTCAGTGAGCGACGATTTCATAGACTCAACTTTTGCTGACCTAGATAACTTCTATCCAGGCAGCAAACGCAAGCGTAAACCAATAGTGGCTAAAAAGCCTGAAGTAGAGCCTGGTTCCAATTGGGATTCAAAGCCTTACAAAAAAACATTACCCAATGGCAGAGACCTTGAAATGTTTACTATTGGTTCACTTGCGGCGGCTTTAGGACGCCCTGTTATATCCCTACGTGTATGGATAAAAGAAGGCTATATTCCAGCCGCGCCTTACAGGCTACCCTCAACTAAGGATGTCAATGGTAAGGAGCACCAAGGACGTAGGCTTTACTCACGTGCAATGGTTGAAAAGACACTAGAGCTATTTAGCTCGGCTGGACTTCTCCATGTAAAGCGTATAGAATGGTCTCTGCACCGACAACTCAGTAATGAGATTGCCGAGGCTTGGAGTGAAATCCGAGCAACCGAAACTAAAATAAACTAAAATAAAATCAAAGGAAAATAAAACATGAGCGTAAACCGCACAGCAGACTATCTACCAGAAACAGATGAGTTTACAACGGATGCAATTGCAGCCCGTCCAACTCAAGAATCAACAACAGCAATCCAATCAGGTTGGTCAGCAGCCGAGATTGCACCAGCAGGTGACTACCCTTCAGAGTTTAAATTTCAAGAAGGTTTTCAAGTAGTCAAATTTCTAGACGAAGATGGCCCATTTGCTGTTTATCGTCAACACTTCCTTACTCAAAAAACTGAGGGCAAGCGCTCTTATATTTCGCTTGGACAAAACGACCCACTATGCGTGAAGCTTGGAAGCAAGCCTGAAGAGAAGCGCGCATTCTCAATCGTTAACCTCAGCGCTGAAGGTGGTCCTCAACGTCAAATGTTGATTGCCAGCCCACGTCTATTTAAGTCCCTTCATGCAGCACACTTCTCGCCTCAGGGTCCTCTAACAAAGAACTACTGGGCTCTAAGTCGCACAGGTAAGATGCAAACAACTGCTTACCACATCAATCCAGTTAAGGCTCGCGATTTGATGGAAGACTGGAGCATTGAAGAAGCTACTGCAGAAGCATCCGTTGCTTCTTTTAAGCCGTATACACGTGCTGATATTAAAGAACCAACATGGGAAGAGCTTGAAGCAGTCGCTGCTTCACTTTCCTAACAACTAGGTCGTTGGAGGGTCAGGCCTGTATCCCCTGGTTCTGGCCCTTCAACTTTAGGGGACAACACTTGAATATAATTACGACAAAAGAACAACTTAAAGAGATGGTTGACTACTATCTAAAACAAGATGCTTTTGCTTTTGACGTAGAAACTGTAGGAAATTACCGAGGAATACCCGCAGTTAATGAGGTACTTTGGATTTCATTAGCTACCCACGGGCGCGGAGATGTTATTCCTATGGGTCATCCACACGGAGAGTTCATAGAGTTTGTTCGTCCATTAACGGGTCAAGGTCAAAAGAGAGTAGATGCAGGTCTTTCTGCGCGCCCCCTTGACTATTCTCGTGACGATAAGAAAGCAGAAAAGGTATTTGGCCCAGCACCAACTCAACTGTTTCCAGCAGAGGTGTTTAAAGCTTTAGAACCATTAATGTTTAAAGATGATATTTTAACTATTGGTCACAACCTTGTATTTGATTTAAGTTCAGTCGCTAAGTACTACGGTGGCTGTATACCAATTGGTCCTTACTTTGACACGCTTATGGGTTCTTTTCTTTATGATAATAAAAATAAAGGCAAATTAGGTCTTGATGATTGCTTGCAGCGTGAGCTTGGTTTTAGTATGCAAAAAGGAATTGGGCATAAAGTTGAAATGTATTCTTTTGATGAGGTAGCAAAGTATTCATATTTAGATTCTAAATATACATTTTTGCTTTGGAAAACAATTGCTCCAAAGATTACAGCCGCTGATGTAGACCGTGTTATGAAGTTAGAAATGGATGTTCTTACCGTTCTTTGCGACATGAAGCTTACTGGAGCTCCAGTAGATGTTCAACATTTAACAGACTTATGGGTTAAATTAGAAAAAGAAATTGAAGAGGTTCGTTCTAATATTTATAGCATTGCTGGACAAGTTTTTAATCTTAATTCTAACAGCGAAAAACAATGGTTATTGTATGGCCCTACAGAAGAAGGCTGCCGTGGACTTAAGCCCGTTATTCTTACTGGTGCAGGAAACAAAAAAACTAAAGAAAAATTAACTTATAAAGATTATTCTGTATCAGCCGAAGCTTTAGAGCCTTTTCGTGAAACGGATGAATTAGCTTCAGCAATCCTTCATTATGCAGATATTAACAAATTGCTTAATACTTATGTTGTTCCTTATCTTGGTGGTGAAGTTATTAAAACTACCAACGGTAAATCCAAAACTGAAGAGCGCGAATCAATGCTTATTAATGGCAGGGTTTATGGAGATTTTGTTCAATGGGGCGCTGAGACAGGGCGTTTTTCTAGTCGTAACCCAAACCTACAAAATATACCTGCTCCTAACAAAAACCTTCCACCAGAAAAAGACCACGGAACACTTATTCGTAATATGTTTTATGCTCCAAAAGGTTATAAATTAATAGTTGCCGACTATTCACAGATTGAACCTAGAATTATTGCTTCAATGTCTAAAGACCCAATTATGTTAAATAACTATTTAACAAACGAAGATATATATGTAACTGTAGGTAACACTATGGGCGTGGACCGTAAAGCAGGTAAAGCACTTGTTCTTGCTATTGCCTACGGAGTTGGTCCTGATAAAATTTCGCGCCAAATTGGTTGCACTGTAGATGAGGCTAAAAAGCTACTTAACGACTTTTCCGCTAAATTTCCTTCTATTAACGACTACCGCAATAAGGTTATTGGCGTTGCCCGCAATAAAGGTTATATATCAACCATACTTAAACGTCGTCGGTATCTTCCTGATATTACTTCTAAACAGACTGGTTTTCGTGCCAGTGCTGAACGTCAAGCGTTCAACACGCGCATCCAAGGGTCTGCAGCAGACATTATTAAACTTGCTATGATTAGGGCTCACGACATGATTCCTAAGGAAGCTAAGTTACTTCTTACGGTTCACGATGAACTAGTAACCCTGACTCCAGACTCATTAGTGGATAAAACACAAAATGCAATACGTGAGGCTATGGAAGAAATTCATCTTTTAGATGTCCCCCTCATTGCAGATATAAAAATTGTACAGAGATGGGGCGATGCTAAGTGAGCTGGTTTAACCGTAAAAAACCTAAATATGAAATTATTACTAATGAAGTTCCAATGACTACTGTTATGCGCTGGTATCTTTATGACACCGCTTTAACAGAAAATGTAAATGAACTTGCTGACCGCATTGGGCTTACCCCTATAAGTCAAGAGGGTGAAGCTAAAGAACAAGAGGATAGCGACGAAAGGTTACTTAATGTTGAACCTTTATATATTTTTTTAGAGTCTATGGCTGATTTAAGTTCTCAAGTTTTAGTTAATATTCACATTAAAGAGCTTGAAGAACACGGAGAAGATGCAGATGATTTGATGGAAAATTTAGAAAATATGGCTAATGTTTATAAAGCAATTGCTTTATCTACTTTAATGGGAACTTTTTCTAGCGCATTAAGCTTAGGATTAATAGACCATGCAACTGTTAATATGAG